CATTATATGTAAGGGCAGTAGTATCAGTAAGATCAGTTGATGCACCAGTACATTCCGCACCTATAGCAATATTTGATATTGTTACATTATCAGCATCTATCGTACCTGCTGATGGTGTACCTATATTAGGAGTCACCAATATAGCACTTGTTAGTGGTGCTTTTAATGCTACACTTGCCTCTGTTGCTAAAGGTTCCCCTCCAGCAGTAGAACCATCGTGAATCACTACTACATCTTTATCAGTATCTACAGTAACTTCCCCCACTAAACCTGTAAAGGAGGAATGCTGTGATGTAGTGCCTCGTCTTAATTGTAATTGTTTAGCCATTTTTACTCCTTATGCTATTGATCCAAAATCTACTTTTAAATCATCTCCACTAATCGTACCTACATTGGTAAGATTATTATCATCTGCATCTAAATTGCCCCCTAAAACTGGTGTAGTATCCTGCACCATTTCATTATGAAGCTCTGCAGATATAGATGCGAAACTAGTCCCATTATGATATTTTAATACATTATTAGTGCTATCATACCATAAATCCCCTTCAGTTGGTGTAGGAGAACTAGGTTCCGATCCAGATATAATGTATTCAGCAGCATAACGATTCACATCAGCTATGGACGTAGCCACAGTTCCAATATTAGTTACAACACCTGTTGCAGTTAAAGCAGCTATGTTCCCTACAACAGTACTTGTGCCTAATTCTGCCATAGCTAATACATTAGGACCTGTACCTAAATGGCCTATATCCTCAACTACAGCAGCAACACCTAATCTTGCTAAAGTTCCTGTTGTACTCGTTGCATGTTCAACAGTTCCTAAAAGACCAATTTCTGATGCTTTTGCAGCTAGTAATCCAATTTCTGTATCTAAAGCAGCAACATCTGTTATATCATTACCAGAACTTGTAGTAGCTGCATCTGCTATACTCCCTAAATCCTCCTCATATGTCAATTCTCCTGCAACTATATCTATATTAGCTTGATCTGCTGCACTTGGAGAAGCCGTTTTCCATCCTGTACCATATGTGAATAAAGTATTACTTGTTGTATTAAAATATAAATCTCCTGCATCATTATCCGTTCCTGGTTCGGAACTTGCGACCCTATATCTGATAGCAAAGTTATTAACTTCGCCATCCATATCTGCAACTGTTTCTATATCAGTTATAACTCCAGCAACATTCAGAGTAGCCATATTATTAATAACGCCAGTAGCATTAAGAGCAGCCATGTGACCGACAACAGTAGTCGTACCTAAATTCCCTATTTCTGTAAGTTTTCCATTTACATTACTAATTAAAAGTATGTTCTTATCTGTACCACTTGTACTTGCAACTCCATCTGTTCCATTTACTATAGTGCCTATTTCTGTGTCTATAGCAGCAACATCTCCAACTTCTCCATCTACAGCTGCAACTTTACTTACATCTCCAGTAGTTATGACTGCAACTTTACTTACATCTCCAGTTGTGATGATTGCAACCTTACTTACATCACCAGTTGTGATAGCAGCTACTTTACTTATATCTCCTGCCGTAATACCAGCAACAGTTGATACATCAGCACCATCAACCCCTATATTTGAAACAGTAGTTATATCTACACCAGCTGTCCCAAGAACAGCTAGTTGACCTATTTCAGTATCTATGGCAGCAACTTTGCCAATATCTGATTCATCACCATTTACAGCAGTAATTGCCGTTTGTTCTGCTGTAGTAGGTTTTATTTGTACCCATTGACTATTACCAAGATCCCATACTTTCATTACATCTAAAGTAGAATCAAAATACATTGCTCCATCAATTAATGCAGCACCCTCATTATCTTTTCCTACGTTTGCTCCTGTTTCTCTAACAGTAGTTGCGAATGCACCTAAATATCTAATATCAAAACTTGTAAATGAAGCAGCTGAATCAGTTGCAGAACCAGCAGATGCAGTAGCTTGAGCTTTTGCAGAAATAGCTCCCTGATCTGCATCTCGAGTTCCAGCACTATATGAATATACATTACCAGATGCTAAAGAAGCCCACTCTTCAGCTTCAAGTTGGTAATCTATTGCATCATCAATATCGGTTGCAGTTACAGTAATGTTCCCAATACTATCAAATGCTACTGCTTTATTAGCCCTTGCTGTCTTCTTTTTACTTAATGTAGAAGCATCAAGAGCATTACTTTCATACATATCCGCACCAGTACCTAATCCTGAATCAAAGGAAAATGTAGTAGAACTTTCAGCACTCAATACAACATTACCAACTTGTTGTACTTGCATTACTATATTATCTAATGAAGTCTCTAAGGATTCTGCATCAAAAAGGGAATTATTGGCGAGGTCTGTTTCTTGTTTATATTCTAATATTCTTTCAAATATTAGTGCTAATCCAGTAACAGGCTTTGATACAGTATTAGTAAATGTTATTGTTGCAGATTCTTTATTTCCTGCAACTACAACTCCATAAGGATAATCACCATCCCCTGGCTCCTTTTTTGCTCCACTAACATAAACCCTTAAATCAGTTGCTTTATGAAGTACATAAGGATATACAAAAGATGGACCTGCTCCTGCACTTGCTATTTCAAATGTATTAGCTGTAGATGTAATAGTCATATATTAGCTCCCATAAAGATTGCTAGGTTCAAAAAAGAAATCACTACCAGTACTTGCAGCTTGTGCCTCTAATCCATATAAATATCTTGGTTTCAGCGATTCCATCATTGCATAATGGAGCCCATAATTAATAGCAGCTTCGGTATAAAACAAATTAGCAAAAGGGGTATTATGTCGCATAGCATTCCATATTTCTGCTGCGCCTGTACTTCCAGTCCATAATCCTGTCATCAATTCTCCAAAGCCACGGAATTTAGTTGCACTAAGACCTCCTATTGTTTGTGTGACTGATTTCATATCATGATCATATCTTGAAAATTCGCCTACTATAAAATCTCCTACAATTGGAGCTAATCCACTATGATTTAATGCTTCCATCCATAATGTTGGATCACTAACAGGTGGTGGTTCTTTCCCCATAACAAGACTTCTTAATGCAATAGAGGTATATCCTAATCCTACAAATGGAACAACATGTACTACAGATGGAAGACCTAATTCATAAATCCGTGGATATAAGTTCCTTACTAATTGCGATTGGTATGATCTAAATACTGTTGCAAGCCTCCGTGTGACATCTAACCAACTGCCTCTATCGTGGTTCCCATGTAACAATGCTCTATCTCTGGCCTTTGCCTCTGGTATTGCGGACCTAGAGTCCTGTATAAAATAATTATCTATTTTACGTGCTAATTTTACAATACCTTTTATATTTAACTCAGCACCTCTTTCTAGAATATGATCCATTGTAATAAAATTTTCAAGCTTATTCGCATCTTTCTTCCATAATTTTGCATTGAAACTTCCTATTTTCTGTAGTGCTTCCCAATCTTTTGAAGTAATATCATGCTTATCCAAGAAATCTTTCTTGTACATTGGCAACAACTCATCCCAATTCTTTTTAAGATTATTTGCCATTATATTAGATGACATATATGCATAACCATTACGCATTGCATTAGTTGCACCATTTAGTCCACTAATATGAAACATCTCATTTGCCCCTCTTGCAAGCATACCTGCGGTTTTCTGACCTGTTGACATCTTACTTGCATTAGACATAAGTGTTCCATCAGTAGCAGTATGTAGTGCTTGCCACACTAACTTTTTTTCTACTGGAGATAGCTCAGAAGTAAATTGTCTCATAGTATGTAGGATTAACCCATAATATCCTTGTCCTGGTCCTACTCCCTGATTATGCAGCATAATTGCAGCACTTCCTAAATCGGATACAGTCTGAAACATTGACTTACCTAGAACTGCCATTGATTGCCATGCAATAAAATTCTGCACCATTCCTGCTCTAAGTGGGGAGCCTACAATTAAATTATCACCAGTTATCTCTCTAAAGACTGCACTTAACTGACTATGTTCATGTGCAGACAACTTCCCCATATCCTTTAAGGATTGAAACATTTTCCTGGTTTCTAAAATAGGATCAAAAACTTCTTTTACATTTTTTGTTCCATCAGGTAATGCCTTCTCTAGTTTTAAGTTGACTTCCCTACCAAAGCCCATAGTCTCGCCAATAGTAAGATACTTCTGAAACATCTCTTGGTTCTGTAATATTGCATGTCCAAGATTCTTATGTCCATATTTTATATTATATTCCCAAAGAGTATCTGACGATTTGAATTCAAAGATCCTATGAAGTTTAAATTGTTCTGCAAGTATCCCCGATCCAGATGTCCTTCCATTTGTTATTGAGTCATAAACACCAAATAAGAACTTATCTAGATCAAATTTATCATCAGACAGATTTGCTAGTTTTGGATAGAAGTGTCTGATATTATTAATAGTTGCATCTTCATCTATTCCTTTTAATATATCCCTAGCCCAATTTTCTGCTCCATGTTCTATTAATAGTTCAGAATTATGGTATTGGTTTGTAGTCCATAACTTTTTAAATTTTATTCCTGCCCCATACAGATTTGCTTCCTCAATATCTAATCGCCAATTGCGTTTAACTGCATTTGCTAATTTGTTTGCCATTTCATTTCCAGCAATCATATTCTCGCCATCATGCCCCATCTCTCTTACAAATGCTTTCCTAAATGGTTCATATGTATCTGTCCACATACTCCCATTAATCATTTTAAAGAAATCTCTAGTGCTTACTCCTGTTTCTGCTGTATATCTAGATAATAAACTGATATACCTGCTTTGCGCTCTTTGCGTTATCCCATTCTGATCCGAACCAAAATATTTCATTATAGTTCTATATGGTCTTTTCAATGTAGAGGATACTGTAGCCATTGCATCTAAATAAGAATTCCCAATTTTAAAACTTCTTTCTTGATTCTGTGGATGGAAATCCTTCTTGTCTTGTTTAAATACAATTTCTTCTGTGAGTTCATCCAGACTTTTATTTGATGTACGAATCTTATCTAGTACATCATCTGCATCTAAACTATTGAAACCAGAATCACGTAATATATCTTTGCAAGGATTCATGTACTGTTCCTAACACAGTTTGCTACTTTATTAATGAGCTTCCTGAAGCCTCCAACAGTATGTTGAACATACTCTTTACCTGCTTCAATTGAGAAGTCTTTGGATAGTTCTGCATCTGCATCCTTAAATCCATCCATTCGCTTATTCAGTTCTGCAATAGTAGCTTCTGGATCTAATTCCTCTTCTACATGTCTCCGTGGATTCCCTTTAAATGCTTGAACAGCTTCACCATCTGCTAAATTTTTGAGGCTTTTTTTCATAAGAGCAGGTTTAAATACAGTAGGAATTTTACTCCCTATTTGTAAAGCCATAGGGATCGTACCTAATATACCTCCTGTTGCTGTTGCTAATAATACTTCTAAACCAGCATGCATTAAATCTGGATCTTCTCCTCTATTAATCTGAACTCCTGCTTTTACAGTTTGGAATAATGAGTCAGCTACAAATGCATCTGTCATACCCATTGGTATTGGTTTTAAATATCTGCCAACAGTAGCTAATTTAGAGCCTGCCTTTAATAACTGCCCTGCTCTACCTATCATACCTCCAAATGGTATTAAACTTTCAGGTGATCCCATTGCCCCTAATAAAACACCAGATAAGTTCGGTAAACTCCAAAAATCAACATTAGCTCGTCGAAATGCTAAAGCACTCATTCGATCCGATCTGTTCCTCCTGACTTCTGCAATTTCTACTGTCAAGTTTGGTTCCCATCTGACATCTTCTCTCCATAGATAATGCTCTTGATTCCATTCGTCTTTTAAGATAGGA